CGCTCTGCTCTGCTGGGTTTAAATCCTTATCAACCAAGTAAAGGAACAGGTCAAAGGCACAGCCCAAGTCCAACCTTTGGATCAATTGCAACATCAGTAACGACGTTTCTTTTGTCCCATCCGTCGCATTATTAAAAATGCACTCAATACGTCCGCTGCCGCTGATCAGCCCAGCGTTGTATTGATTCTTAAACTTGTCCGAAAGCGTTGTTGTGTCAACTTGCTCGCGACTGGCATTAAATTCGTAGCCCGTAACGTCACCCAGAATGTTAGAGCTGACGTCTCTAACAGCAATTGTTACCGCAATAGGATCTCCCGTAAACGCTTGCAACGCAATTTCAGCTCCGCGATTATTGTTTACAGCATCCGCAAATGTCGAGAATAAACGCAATCCACCTGCAGCGTTTATATTTATATAAGCGCTAAAAGTATCTTCTACTTGCCCAGAAAACCAGTTGGAGACTGGAATAAACAGAAGTTTACGTGCATCAGTTGTTTCAATATCAACCTTGTCTCCTGTAAAAAGGTTGTCTATGCCATTTGTCGTTCCAATGCGGTTGAGGACTGTGCTGATGTCATCAAGGCCAATAGTTTCCGGCAAAGTGCCAAGACCTGCGTCCGTTCCACGGCGCAATCGGACATTACCTTGGCTGCCAAGGAAAAACGTCATTAGCTAATGGTTTCAGAGAAGTCGCCGTCAATCGTAAAATTAATTGGAACGACACTTAACTCACCAGTTGAAACCGAAATGCTTGCAGATGTGATGTAAGCGTTGAATTTAATGTCGTCTGAGGTTCCCGTTCCAACGTTTAATTCCATAAACACGCGATCGCTTGTCTCGATAGAACCAGTTTTGTGGATCTTTGATAGCAACTGCGTGAACTGGGTAAAAACTGGGCTTTCTCCCACCTCAAGCCTGTAATACATCAAAGTCGCACTGCCCGTCGCGCCTTTGACTCCAGGTGTAAAAGTATTGCTTGTGCTGTCAATGGTGTTGGTGCTAAGCAGCTCAAGCGTGGTCTCAACAGACCAGTCACGAATCTTAGCGACAGGCTTGTTGTTAAAGACCAGCGAGCCACTGCGTCCGGTGTAGAAGGCCATCGCTGCGCTGGGCTTAGAACATTGCTTTCATACTAGCTCACATCAAACAACTCGGGTCTAAAGTCCGCAACACGCGCACGCTGCTCGTCATCGCAGGGATACTCGATAGCTCTCACCGTTACTTCGCCATCCTGATCCATTTCTACCTCCGTGATACGGAATACACGCTTCTGGCCTGACTTGACCCCCATCACATATAGATCTTTAACGTTATTACTAAGAGATGATGCAACGCCTCCTGAAACGCTTACCGCATTTCTGGTGGACACTTTCTTGTCGCTTTGATCATAAATTAGAAAGCTGTAAGTTCCATCTGGAATTTTGTCCTGCAATGGCGAGTTTAAAGCGCCCCCATCAGCAATGACCCCAGAGGAACTTCTGTCCCAGCTGTTAAGGCCGATGTCAACGTAAATAAACGCTCCAGGCTCAATTGGATTGCTTGTCGGAAAAGTCTTGAACTCAATGCCACGCCTAATGAATTTACGCTGATTAACAAGCATCTTGCCAAACAGAATTGCTTGCTGCCTGCTCGTAACAAAACCACTAGCGTCAAACGTTTCTCTAATCGCTTTTCCTCTAGCTGAGTCAGCTCTTTCAACCTGAACTGTTCTTTTGCGTTGAAAAACCGTTTCTCCGTACTCTTCTCTATAAACAACACTTGCTATCAAGTCTTGAGTGCTTGCTCCATAATCTAAAAACTCTTCCTTGTAAGAGTCTTCAAGAATATTACCTGTTGTGAACAGTGCGGAAATGGTTAAAGCAATAGGACGGCCATCAGTCTCGGCTGCTCTACCGCTTCTCGTTACAGGCACTACGGGCACCAAAGTCTCCTTGCCATTTTTTCTTGCAAATTCAAGCAGGCTAAAAGGAGAATTGCTTACCCAGAACTCGCGCCAAGATGAATTATCGGCAATTACACAATCCATAAACAAGCCAACGCTTGCTGGTGTTTCGCCGCCTTGAGGATGAGCAGGCAGTTTATTGTTTTGGCAGAATTTTTTGGCAAGCTTAAGGCTGTCTTGGTCTAAAACAGCCGGTGGCGCGTATTTGCCAATTCCATTTTTTTTGTCAAGGACGGTGTCTACAAAAATGTCAGGGGCATAGCTTGTGCTTTTAGAAGATGGGTTATCAAAATCGTTAACTCTGTAACTTTTTTTACCTTCCTCCACAAATGCGGTCACATTGCGCAAGTCTTGAACATTGCGACCTGCAAACATGCTTAATCCAAACATTGAAAGGTCTTTATAAACTCCGACTGTACTTTGTGTTTGCTGTTCAGTTACAGCCGTTAACGACATTTCGGGGCCATTCTCAAGGCTAAATTGAATTTGCGTGTCAGTGTTAACCGAGAATACGTCCCACTCATTTATAAGCTTAGGGCCACGCTCCTCAAGAAATCTGCTCAGATCGCCTGTTTCTGAGCCTTTGAACCACACTTTCCCAGAGTCAGCGCCGTTTGGCGTAGATCTTATTTTTTCATTGCTATTTAAAATTACATACGTTCCTTGACCGTTTAAATTAATCTCGGAATTTACGTCATAGACAGGTTCGAGTTTAAAGGCATACCTGTCACGGCTTGGAGCAAGAAAATTAAAATCGTTGTACGCATCGCTCTCTGAAGCCTGACGCAAAGAAAAAAGCACTGGATGTACTGTATAACTCTTGTCTGACCCTTTTTTGTAGGAAAATCTAAAGAAGGCTTGGCGTCCATGTATGCCGTTATCACCTCTTGAATATTTTTTGGATGCTGGAGTTTCCCCATACTTTTTTTGGCGGCCAGATATTCGTCTAAACAGTTTTGATTTAATTGAAAACTTAACTTGATCAACTTCGCTCATCGTTTCGTATGCCGCTGATTCTGCTTTTACTAAAGCTTTAACGAAGAAATGGTTGTCAGCTGAAGCTATGCAGTCTTCCCAGTTTTCCAAGAAATGGCTAATTCTGCGTCTAGCTTGCGCTTTGTCTGCTCGAATTTTGTCAAATACTCTTCCTATTGCATTTACAGCGTCTTCGTCAACAATCCTTTTACCCCTTGGGAAATTATCTATCTGTTCTTCCATTTGCCTAAGGCCGCCAAAGCCATATCGATTTACTTTCCCTACACCATCATCAATTGGGGCAAGACTTACAAATTCGCCTGTTGTGTTTCGCAGTTGCCTAATTACCGGCCTTCTAGCCTTGACCTTGAGTTCTTCGCGCCTACTTTGAATTTCATCTCTTACCTTAGAAAGTTTTTTTTCAATTCTTCTGGCTGAGTTTTTCAATGAAATGCCTCCGTCTTTGTTCGTTAGATCAGCCCAACTTGGTACTCTTGTTACTGTGGCATCGCCGCCAGTATTGTCGAAAGAACTTGCCTTAAGTTTTTTTGACTTTCTCAGATTTTCATTTACTCTTGCTTTAATATTTTTTAGATCATTCTTTAATTCATCTAAATCGCTAAGCATTTTGCCTAAATGCCCTGGCCTATTATTATCTTTATCTTTATTAATTGCTACTATAATACCGGACCTTAAGCCTCTGTTTTGACCGTCTATAGTAATCACACTTAACCAGACATCTGATTTATCATGATCTCCGGCATTAACTTCATCAATCACCTGTTGCGCTTTTCTGCGATCACTATTCAACTCTGCTAAAACTTTTGCAGCGTTCATGGTTGGCGGATCTTCCATGAACTGACGTTCCAATTCTTTTGTATATTCAACTGAGCCCCCAGGGTCAATTGTTTCAGAGTTCTTTTGGTCAAGTACGTTTTTCCACTTAGCTGTACGTTTGTTATTGAAATTATAATCAACCTTGCAGTTACCTAGCTGATAAGTATTCTCAAATCTTGTCCTTATATATTGCCGTCGATTTGACTCTTTTTCTGTCTCTTTTTCGCTAACAGACAACTCTTCAAAATCTTTATCGAATACAGTAGGAGGATCAGGCACTGCCTCTTCCTCCTCCGGCTCGTTTTTTATTATCTTTAAATGCTTCTCTAGTTTTTTCTTTTCGTCCCTTGCCTCTCGGATGGGTGACACTTCATCGTATGGAGCGGTTGGGCAAAAGCCGCTCTCTACGCACCTAAACCTTGCGTTTACGTCACCATTGTCAATATCTTTAGAGTCTCCAAAACTAATTAAACGAAATTTTGCAGATCCCAACATATAAGTGCTTCCAAAGTCCAAAGCATTTACTGATTGACGGCGAAGATTAACAGCTAAAGGAACTGCCTCGTCATCACCACCGCCTGTGTAGCCTTTAGACTGAAATCTAACTATGATTTCCCTGCCTTCTTTGTATTGAAAGCTTGTACTTGTCCAGTCAAGTTGTTCCAGTTCAATTCCGTTAAGAGCATCCTGCTCTTCGCCTTCGCTATCCCTTGTCACCATCTCTACGTTGACAGGAATAGGATCGTAAACGCCAAGAGATGATGAAGTCGTAGGAGAATATGCTTGGCTAAATCCTGCCGTTCCACCTGGGGCCGCAGTTGTAACAACTTGGCAAACTGCTTGCCTCCCTCCACGCGACAAGTCTTGTGGATAAAAACTAAGATCACCTCTCTCAAGATCATCAAAAACTGGGTTCTTACCCCCGGCTGCGCTTTTATAGAACAAGAAGGTTGTTGCTGGGTCTAACTGATCAATAGAAAGAGAACCAAAAGCAGTTCTTTTGGTACTAAGGTTTAGTATTTCCGCCGCACCAAGCACAAACAGCAGTTGCATAAACTGCGATGAGCCGTAATTATCGACTGACGACCAAACCAAGGAGCCGCTGATACGAACTCCTCCCGCTGGATTATCGTCTTTGTTGGTGTAGACAAGGTTTACTGGGTCACCATAAGACGCAAGCTCTGGGGCGCTATTGAAACCAGAAGAAGGCGAAAAACGCTGCTGTCTTGTCCTCCTTTGATTGTCAGAGCCAATATCCGGCATCTTTGGCTTGGGAGCCAATAGAGCCGCTCCAACCTGAAACAGGGTGCCAACAACCGTTAATACGATTGCAACCGTTGCAAGTTCGTTTCTAACGTCAAGAGCAGTGCCAGCTTTCGGATCTTTATATTCTTGCTGAAGCGCAACAAACTCCAGGTACTCTTCCTTGCTTACCCCCAGCGCTTCAATCAGCTGGTACTCATAAGGAAGCAGTCTCCGATTCATCAGTTCAACCAGAAATAATGTGCATTAACGCGCTCTACTGGAACGCAAACAACTTGGCCACCAGGAGCAAGACAGATCAAGCCCTGATCAGTCACCGTTCCAAGCGCAGCGTTGTTTGGCTCAACAAGCAAAGCAGCAGCACCAACTTTTGGTATCTTAAGCCGCTTCCCGCTCTGAAGTAACCACCGAGCCATCTGACTTGGCTTAAGCGTTTCAGCTGAGTACAGCCAGTAAACCCAACAAAACT